AGCAACACGCAAAAAGACAGTTGACCTACTTCGAAAGGGTAAGTCTAAACAAACTGCCAACTTACGTAAACTTTCCCGCGCTTTAAATATGCAGGCTGGTTCTCTTAAATCAGGAGTAAATATCTCGGACGGCGAACTCACACGAATGATCGAAACATATGCTTAGATTAATATCATTTAGAGATTACAGAGAATTTTTAAACGTAATCAACGAGGCTACTGTTAGCGCTGGAAAATATGGACCAGGATCGCTCTTTACATTAAAGACTGATAAAATTTCAACGTTTGAAAATAAAGTAGGTTCGCAATTAAAATTGCCTTCTACTCCGATATTTAGCAAATTGGATCCAACTGATGTGCCGAGCGATGCTTTAGTATTTGGAAATAAAGAAGAACCTTTACAGGCTGCATTTGAAATTCTTGATGCTCCTGATGGTAATTCAATAGGTTCAGTTGCTTGGCATGAAAAAGCAGTTGATAACTATTACAACAATTTAAAACTAGGATCTGATATTAATTGGGGCAAAGATACTTCTACACTTGAAACTGTCCAAGCTCTTGGCGTATATTATAAAAATGCTGAAGCTGATGCAGTTGATCGAGAAAAAGTTATTGATGAAGTAAAAAACATTTTAAACAATGGACAGGACTGGGATTCAAAAGGCAAATCAACTCTTATTTCTAAGCTGGATACAATGACATCAAAGAATTTTACTGAAATGATTGGTCTTATAGCTGGAATGACAGATTTCATGCCTCTTGTAAAATTCACACCAAATATCATTCACGGTAGAATTAATGATTATTATTCTGCTGAAGAAGATAACGAAAACGTTCATAAAACAGGTGTAAAGGCGAATACCGCAGACATGATTATCTCATCTGCCGATGCGAGTAAAACCATCGAAGCAATGAAAACCGATAAATTTACGTCTGACGATAAAGGACTTATTACTGGTGAGAAATCAAATATTAAATTTTACCAAATATCATTGAAGAAGTCTGCTACTGGAGCTCAGCTTGGTAAGGTCACTTCTTATCTTATTAAGAAATATGGGTTACCGTCGTATGATGATTATTTTATAGATCTTGTAAATGAATCAATCGGATTGAATGAGGGCATTATTGATATTTTTAATAAAGCAGCAGCGAAGATAAAAGATATATATTCTAAAGTCACAGCAGCTGTTAAAAAATTTGCTGGAATGATAAAAGGTAAATTAAAAAAATCTTTGAAATCCGAAAAGAAAACAGTTCTAAAACGATACCAAAAACTATTTAAACTCGATAAGGGTGATATGTTCTTACTTGAACAATATGCTGAAAATAGCAATATGCTTATTGAGAAAGCACAATCACAAAGTCTTAATAGTAAATTAGAAAAAATATCAATCGATAATGCTAATAAATTAGTCGCTGAAGTTCAAAATAAAGCAAACCAAATTGTATCTACATATAATTCAAAAGACTATCTTATACAAAAAGCAAAGGATCAAATAACAAAATTCAAACCAAAAGATACACTTAACATTGATCTTATATCAAAGCTATTAGCAAATTCATATTCGTTAGGAGCGGTAAAAGAAATTATTGGTTCTACTGATTCGAACGAAATATTATCTGCTGTAATTGATATGCATAAGGAAGTTTACTTTGGTAAAACATCTCTTCCTCTATATAAGGTATACGGAAAATCTGGTGGTAAATCATACGAATATCTTGGATCTGCTGATGATTATGTCGAAAAGAAAAAAGAAAAATTAAAGGACGTTCAATTTCCTATTTCTGGTATTCGTATGAATGCACAAGTTAATAAAGGCAGTAACCATATAAACATTGATTTGTTTGTTGTTAGCGATATTAAAGAGAATGATATTTACTATACGCAATTCAGAACAGGAACAAATGCTTCTGGAAGATTTTCTTTCAACTTCGAAGGAACACAAACTGTAACACATGAAAAATTTATAAAATTTTTAAAATAATGAAAAATTTTAAAGAACATTTAAACGAAGCAGAATACGAAGGTAGAAAGGTTACTCTTAACAAACCTGTTCGTGCACCAAGCGGTGATGATAAAAAATTTCATGTATACGTAAAAAACGAAAAGGGTAACATCATTAAACTTGGTTTTGGTGACCCGAAAATGGATATTAAACGCGATGATCCTGGAAGATTAAAAAGCTTTCGAGCTCGTTTTCAGTGTGATACTGATCCAGGTCCAAAATGGAAAGCAAAATACTGGAGTTGTAAATTTTGGGAACCTGGAAAAACTGTTACAGATCTACTAGATGATGTTGAACTCGATGAAGATGCATTAAAACTATGAAAACATTTAAAACATATTTAGCCGAAGCCTCTAAAGCTGGTAAGAATACACATATGACTCACATCGAAGATAGAGTTATATATGGCGGTGTAAAAGGTGCCCGCGAAGCAATATTTGCTCTTCGCTCATTGCGTGATATGCTTGCTGGAAACGCGAGTTCTTCAACAGATGTTACTGTCAAATGGGACGGAGCTCCTGCAGTTTTCGCTGGAATTGACCCACTCGACGGTGAATTTTTCGTTGCTAAAAAAGGTATATTCAACAAAGATCCTAAAGTGTATAAAAGTCATGCAGATATTGACGCTGATACAGGAGGAGATTTGAGTACCAAATTAAAATATGCATTTGACGAACTAAAAGATCTTGGAATTACTGACGTTATTCAAGGCGATATAATGTTTACTAAAGGAGATGTTGGTAGCGAAACAATCGATGGAGAAAAAATGATTACGTTCCAACCAAATACAATTGTTTACGCGATTCCTGCAAAATCTGATTTAGCAAAAACCGTTTTAAAGGCAAATCTAGGGGTTGTGTGGCATACAACTTATAAAGGAGCAGATTTTGCTTCAATGAAAGCATCGTTTGGTGTTAACCTTAAAGGATTAAAAAAGAAATCAAGTGTGTGGTATCAAGACGCTACACTAAAAGATCTATCAGGAACAGCAACATTGACCAAACTCGATACCGAAGAAGTAACTCAATCTTTATCAAAGGCTGGTAAAATATTTCAAAAGATTAAATCAACTACACTATCAGAGCTCGAAAATAATTTAGATCTTGCAATTAAAGTTGAAACATTTAACAATACACTTGTACGCAAAGGCGAACGTATTCAAAATACTAAAAAACACGTTCAAGATTTATTAAAGTGGTTTGATGATAAGTTTGGAAAAGAGATAGAAAAACGTAAAAGCGAAAAGGGTAAAGCAGCGGTGATGGCAAAACGAGCTGAGCTGCTTCGTTTCTTTTCTGATGATAATAAAAAGAATTTAGATTTAATGTTTCAACTTATGAATGCAATAGTTGACGCTAAATTAATCATTATAAATAAATTAGATAAACTAAAAAGCATTGATACATTTGTTCGAACAACTAATGGCTTTAAAGTTACTGGCTCAGAAGGTTTTGTTGCTATCGACAATAAAGGTGGAGCCGTTAAACTAGTTGATCGCATGGAATTTTCAACAAATAATTTTAGTAAGGATGTAATAAAAGGATGGGAACGCTAAACGACATAAAAAAAATATTAAAAGAAGCTAAATCTTCAAAAGAGATTTCGGGTTATATCGATATGGAAGATCCGCAAACAAAGGCGAATCCAGAAAATCCTGCAGTAGTTATCATCGGCATCGGCAAGATGAACTATGATATGCTAAAAAAAGATGTTGAAAGAAAAACCAAAGATCTATATAACTTTGCAAAAAAAGGCAATTGGAAATTTTTGTATAAACAAGCTGGCAAAATAGAAGATTATAGCGGAGGAAACTTAGAATCTCCGTATCAATCTTATATTAGAACTCTTATTCAAGTTGAAGCCAAAATGGAGAGCGGACCGTATAAAGCAAAAATTACAAAAGCGAAACGAAAAAAATAATGAAGTCATTTAAACAATATAATGAAGCCAAAACAAAGGAGGTTGTATTCACATTTGGAAGGTTTAATCCTCCAACAGTTGGCCATGGAAAATTATTAGCTAAAGTTGCATTCGTAGCAAAAGGAAATAATTATAGAATTTACGCGTCGCAATCAAATGATTCAAAAAAGAATCCGCTTAAGTATAAAGAAAAAATTAAAGTGATGCGTAAAATGTTTCCAAAACATGGCCGCAACATTATTGAAGATAAAAAGGCAAAAACTGCGATTGATATTGCGGTTCAGTTGTACGAACAAGGTTTTACAAAACTTACTATGGTTGTAGGATCTGATCGAATTAAAGAATTTCAAAAATTACTAAATGCGTATAACGGAAAAAAAGCAAGGCACGGATTTTATGATTTTCCCGACGGAATTATAATTGAATCTGCAGGCGATCGAGATCCAGATGCTGAAGGTGTATCTGGAATGAGTGCATCTAAGATGAGACAAGCTGCAATTGATGGAGATTTTAAAGCATTCGCGATTGGATTACCTAAAGAGTACGGAGAAGATATGACGCTATTTAATCTCATTCGTAAAAGAATGGGTTTGAAAGAAATGGTTAATTTTAGAAAACATATCCAACTTCCAGAACTATCAGAAAAAAGAGAACAGTATATCGCTGGTGAAATTTTTAATAAAGGTGATACGGTATATCATAATGAAAAAACAATAGTTGTTAAAGAGCGTAAGTCTAATTTTATAATTGCTACAAATGATAAAAAATATTTTATTCATTCTTTGAGCGAAAAGTTAAGTAAGCCTTACGGTAAAGGTCTTGGAAAATCAACTAAAGCAAAACGTCAAGCGCAGTTTAATAAACAAGCTGATATGGATGATGATAATCCAAATGCGTATAAGGCTGCACCTGGAGATTCACAAGCAAAGACAAAAGTTTCAAAGCATACTAAAGCATACCATAAAAAATTCAGTGAGTATGCTGGAGAATACGGCTCGGATGAATTAGAAAAAAAATATAAAAAGGATACTCCGGGTCAACTCGATGAAAAACAAATTGCTGGATTAGTAAAGAAGGCAGAAGAATCCGGTGTAGCTTATGGTATTTTAAAGAAGGTATTTGACCGTGGAATGGCAGCTTGGAAAACAGGACATCGTCCTGGAGCAACTCCACACCAATGGGCATTCGCACGAGTAAATTCATTTTTAACTGGCGGTAAAACTCAAAAAACGACTGATGCTGATCTATGGGCAAAAGTAAAAAAGGAATCAATCGACGAAGGCGAAGGTAAATACAAAGGAGAAACTTGGGAAGATGGTTTCGAACGGCGTGTTATCAAGACTACTGACCCAGAGCATCTCGAACAAGGATTGAAATGGCGTATTAAAGGTAAAGAACGCGATGAGATTTCAATTAAGCTTTACAAACAAAAACCAGATTTTGAAGAATATAAAAAACAAATGAAAAGAGTCGCTGGACACGAATTTGGAACATAAAAATAATATAAATAGAAGTAAACACAACTTTAACTAATAGGAAACCAATGGATTTAAATAAACAAAGACTAATAAAACAATGCCAAATCTCTCTCGGAGAAGAATTTGATTCAGATTTCCTGTATTTCGAAGATGCAGATTTTACTTCTATAAAATCAATTCAAAACACATACGAGCTATTTGAAAAAAAACTTGACGGAAGAACACGCGCATTTAAAGAAAAACTTAAAAAACTTTCTTATGCTAAAGGCTCTCTAGGTGAAGATGATATCGAAGAAAAAAGTGAGAAAGAACTCGATGCTAAATCTTTAAAGGATTTGATCAAGAACCCATCTCCTAAAATGATTAAACAATACGGCGGAAAAGATAAGTATATCAAGATGCTAAAATCTAAGTTGGCTAAACTCGAATCATCTGAAATCGAAGAAGCAATCAAATTTTGGACAGTCACTATTACTAAGAAAGCTGGTAAACTCTTTAAAGGACAAACCGTTGACGTAAAAGCACGTAACTCCGTTGAGGCTATTAATAAAGGCCTTAAACAAATGAAGGTCGATCCAAAGACATTTCCAAGTGATAGCGTTGATGCAGTACTAGGAGAATCAATTGGAGAATCTACAGAACTTTTTCAAAAAGGAAAAATTACCTTTACTAAATTTTCAATGGGCAAAAACAAAGGATCAGGCCTACAAATTAATTATGGTAGAAAATATATTCAAGTACCTGAAAAAGACATTAAGCAGCTTTATACAGCATTAGTTTATGTTACTAAATCAGTGCCGCAATTTAAGATTTAAAATAAATGACAATGAATAAAGGCGAATCAACAAGATTAGACCGCATCGAAGAGAAGATTGATAAGCTCGCCGATGCAGTTGTTTCTATTGCGAGAGCAGAAGAGAAACTATCTGGTCTTGAATCCTTAAACATAGAACAACATCGTCAACTTCAAGATCTCGATGAGAGAATGCGTCAAGTAGAAACTAAAGTACACGATGTTGAAACATCAATGGGTGTATTAAACAAAGTTATTTGGATTGCGCTTACTGCACTAATCACTGGTTCAGTGGCAATGATCTTTTGGGGAACACCATCACTATGATGAGTTTCTCACAGTTTTTAATTGAAACGCCTTTGACATCTACTCAAAGAATGCAGCGCTCGCGTATTATGAAAAGACTTGCGCCTAAAATGGCGATGAAGCGAAAAATAAAGGCAAAAAAGAAAGCCGATCCTAATACGCTAAAGGTGCGCTCAGAGAAAAAAGCTCGAGAAATGATACGTACTAAGATTGCAAAAGGAGATTATAATTCAATGTCTTATACACAAAAAATAGCTGTCGATAAAAAAGTCGAAGCAAAAAGAGCAGTAATTAAAAGAATAGCAAAAAAACTTTTACCTAAGGTCAAGAAGGCCGAAATGGATAGAATAGAAAAAATGAGAGCGGCCACCAAACAGTCCGCATAACAACAAAGGAAAAATATGAACATAAACGACCCAAAAACACTATCGGTGGCCGAAGCAGTTAAAAAAGTTTTGGCTCCAAGCGTAAAGTTATCTGAAGCAAAAATGAAACAGCTTCACGCACTTTATGGAAAAGGAATCACCGACCCTAAAAAACTAGCAGCGGAATTAGAACTTCCAAATGCTAACGACGAAAAAGTAATTGCCGCGGTTGCAGCACTAGTAGCCGATATGGAAGAAACTGTTGCAAGTTCTGCAAAAGATCAAAGTCATATCGATGCTCATGATGTTGAAAAGCACGACGATCCAGAACAAAAGAAACAAGTTGAGTCAACACAAATTACAGAAGACGTAACTGACTTTCGTGGATTTAAATCAAAAGATAAACTAGTTAAATTTACTTCAATGGCTAAAAAGCTTAAAATTAAGCCAGTTGGTAATCCAACTATAATGAAACGTATGGGTACAGAATATCACGTACAAGGTTTTTCTGGTAAAGTTGGAGACATCGAAAAATCAATTAAAGTAGCTGTTGAAATTGAAAAAGGAACTATAGAATCAATTGATTTTACTAAAGAAGGCAATGAATTTACTGCAGCTGCTGCTAAAGCTAAACTTGCTGGCGAAGATGAATTCGAGTTTGACGGTAAAAAGTATCCTGTAGAAATTGGTCAAGATGCTGCTGAAAAGATTCTTGGAAAAAAGGAATCGGTTGAACTTCAAGAAGCAGCAAACTTTGGTGATATCGAAAAGGTAATGAAGTGGGCCAAAAAGAATCTATCAGGCGCCAAGCTTGATATCTCTAAGAAATACGGCACTGCGTTTATCAATCTTACTATTATGAACGTTATCACTCTTCGACTTGGTGGTAAAAAAGGTATAGTAGTTA